CAATTTGCAAGTGGGCACCAAGCGGTAGATTGCCATCAAGTGGACACCAGGTGTCCACTTCAAATAACGCTCAGATAAGGGTGAACTGAGTTCACCCTTACGGGCTAGCAATCAAGAGATGGCCGATGACAAGCACTGGATAGAATGCCAGCGACATATAAAGGAAAACCCTAACTCGTGGACAAAACGAATTAGGGTTAAAAGTATTGAAAGGGACTAAATGATTCAGCGTGCAACCGCTCTAAAAAACTTTACCTACCACCTTCCAACACGCCCATATTGTACCAATGACCCGACCTTAGGGCAGACGGTAAAGGGCAAAGAAGCTGCACTTTCTTACGCAAATATTCAACCGAATACGAGCGGAAAAGTAGTGTGGGTTTCGTTCGACGTGGACCACTCGGACGGTGCTACAGCATGGAGCCGTCTAAGCGCCCCACCACCTACTCTGTCCATTGAAAATCCAGCCAACGGGCACGCGCACTTGTTGTACGCACTCAAGGCACCTGTGCCGCGTACAGACGCCGCTCGCATCAAGCCAGTGCTTTACCTTGCCGCCTGTCAGGAAGGGCTACGCCGCCAACTAGGTGCTGATCCTGGTTACAGTGGCCACCTTTGCAAGAATCCGCTACACAGTCGATGGAATACGCAATCCTACGCTGGCACTTACGAGCTGGGTGATTTTCAAGAATGGTTTGATATTCCAAAACCGGCCGAGATGAAAAAGCGGGTACGGGATCCGGACTACGCTGGCCTTGGACGCAACTGTGAGCTGTACGAGCGTCTCCGCGTGGAGTCGTATCGCCTGGTTAGAAAATTCTGGCTACCTGGTGGATTTGAGCACTTTAAAGAGGCGACACGGATCCGCGCCGATGACCTTAACGCCGAATGTTTCACCGAGCCGCTGCCGTTGTCAGAAGTGAAGGGTTTAGCGGCCAGTGTTGCAAGGTGGGTGTGGAAGCACTTTAACCCTGCTGACTTTCGTGCAATCCAAGCCAAACGTGGGGCACGCAAAGGTGCCACCGTCCGCGCCGCCCTGATGCCTGTCGTAATGAGGCTGATAGGTGAAGGCAAGAGCCAACGTGAAGTTGCAGCCGCTGTCGGTGTATCGGCTATGTCTGTTAACCGCTGGCTGGCTGGTGCTGAGTAGCTCTTATGCAAAGCCATATCAGATAACCGCTCTATCTTTGCTGTAACGATGCCATATCAGATAACCGCATGGATTGAGGCTGTTCTGACCCCTGAATTAAGGGCATCCAGAGCAAAGTGGCCCTTTTCGCACATTGATATCGCGTTGATATCAGCTTGCTGGCACCTTGTAACGTTACACAACACCACTGGAAAAAATAGGCCGCAACTCCGGCGCATCTCTGCTGGTGCTCTGGAAAATAGTGCGGTAACAAAAGAGAACCGCACTGGCACTCACCTTGAATTGCTGGTGAGCTGGTCACCCAAATGGGTGAGAGGGTTTCCCCTACCTGCTGGCGATGGGGTAACGTTTGGCTACCCCACCCAGCCACCCGATAAAAGGGGGCGCTAAAACAGCACCCCCCTACCCGTGCCAGTAGCCGGAAAAATTCCCTGCTATTCCTATCCACAATTTGAGGCTAGGAATTGACTCACCCAATCTGATGGGCCATTGCCATATCGGACACCGTGTCCGTTTTGAAGGTCGCCCAAAAGGGGGAGCTTTCCGCAGCCGACACATGAGGTAGCAAAACGTTACCCCATCGCCCAAAAACGCAACCGCTGCGTATTTGACGCCCACCACCCGCGTGGGTTTTTTTACGCCCATATATACCGTTCGCCTATTTTGTGACTGATCAGTCACTTTTTAGTTGCATTAGTCGCAAAAGCGTGATACAACCGGCGCGTGTACACATTAATGACCATCCGGTCAGTAACTCCTATAGGACCCAAACACATGACAATCGCATCCCTTCGCGAGAACCGCGCCGCCAAAGTTGCAACCATGCGCACCCTGCTCAACACTGCCGAGGGCGAGCGCCGCAGCCTCTCCCCTACTGAGCAATCCACCTTCGACACGCTCAAGACCGATATAACTGGCCTGGAGCAGCAAGAGGCCCGCGCCGCATTCCTGGACGACGCTGAGCGCCGCAGCATGGGTTCGCCAGTGGGTGACAAGTCCCTGACCGACTTACACCGCTCCGTCAACGTCCTGGACGTGATCCGCGCCCAAATGGAAGGCCGCTCCTTGTCAGGTGCTGCTCTGGAGTCGCACCAAGAATCTGAGCGCCGCACTGGTCGCAAAGCGCAAGGCGTATTTGTGCCATTGGCCGCACTGGAGCAACGTGCAGTCAACACCACCGCCACCGCGCCCGAGCTGATCGCTACCAACAACCGCGCCGACCTCTACATTGAGCCGTTCCGCAACAACCTGTTGGCCCGCCGCCTGGGTGTGCGTGTCCTGTCTGGTTTGACCGGCAATGTGAGTATTCCGAAGTTCGCCACCGGCAATAGTGCTGGCTGGGTCGCTGAGAATTCCGCACTGACCACACCGGCCGCAATGACGTTTGACTCTGTGACGCTGGCACCCAAGCACGCGGGCGGCATGGTCGAAATGTCTCGCCAGTTGATCCAACAATCAAGCCCTGACATTGAAAGCCTTGTCCGAAACGACCTCTCCGCATTGCTGGCCGAGGCTATCGACTCCGCCCTTATCAAAGGTGGAGGTTCTAACGAGCCAACCGGCGTATTGGCAACGGTGGGCATCCAGACCGCCAACCTTGCAACCCTGAGCTGGGCCAACGTCCTGGCCATGTTGCAGAAGCTGGATATCAGCAACGCCAGTGCCGCCAACATCGTGGCATCCATGAAGGTAAAAGCCAAATTGCAAGGCACCTTGAAAGCGGCTGGCATTGCTGGCTACCTGATGGAAGGTGGGCGCATGGCCGACTTGCCGGTTTACTTCTCCAACCAAGTGGCAGAAAAGACCGGCGTCCCCAACACCGGCAAAGTGATCGCGGGCGACTGGTCCCAAGTGATGCTCGGAATCTGGAGTGAGCTAGACATATTAGTTAACCCGTTTAGTGAGACCGCCTATTCCAAGGGCAATGTGCTGGTGCGGGCCATGGCTACGGTTGACGTTGCGGTACGCCACCCCGAGGCTTTCGTTTTCGCAGAAGACGTGACCATCTAAACGGCAAGGGGCACGCACATATGAACATCGAAATCCGCGCTCACGGCACATTGTCCGCAACGGGCAAGACCTTGCACGGTTACGCCGCCGTGTTCAATAGCGAAACCAACCTAGGCACATTCTCCGAGGTGCTCCGCCCTGGCGTTTTTGCCAAATCGCTGGCGACGGGATCGAATGTGCGTGCCCTGTACCACCACGACGGGAGCGCCCTTTTGGGCACTACCCGAGGTGGCACCCTGGAGCTACGCGAGGACACCAAAGGGCTGGCATTCAAGCTGGCACTGCCCGATACATCACACGGCCGCGACCTGGCCATTCTGGTGGACCGTGGGGACGTGTCTGGATGCTCCTTTGGCTTTCGTGTGGCACCTGGTGGAGAACGATGGGAGCAACGTGGAGGCCAGATGGTCCGTGAGCTGCTGAACGTGGAACTGTTAGAGGTGACGCTGACCGCAGACCCGGCCTATCAAGACACCACTGTGGCCATGAGATCCAAGCCACAAACACAAACCCATATTGATTTGAACCGCGCCTGGCTGGAGACAACATGAGCATCATTAACCGCGCCCTGAGCGCCATCGGCCTGGAGCGCCGCTCTGTGTCTGGTGGGGATGCTTACTGGGCTAACTTTTCAGCTCAGCAATCAGGCCCTGTCAACGCCGCCACCGCCCAAGGTGTGAGCGCCGTTTACGCCTGCGTGGGGGCTATCAGCGAGACCGTGGCCAGCTTGCCATTGATCCTGTTTAAACGCACTGGGGACGACCGTGAGCGTGCTACAGACCACCCGCTCTATAAGGTGCTGCACGACCAAGCAAACGACCAACAAACCGCCCTTGAATTTAGAGAGTGGATGATGGCTGCGGTACTGTTACGCGGTAACGCTTTCGCCAAGATTGTTAGGGGCTATGACGGGCAAGTACGCGAGCTGCTGCCCATGTCACCCGATAGGGTTACTGTCCTGCGCGTGGGCACCGGCCTGGGCTATGAGTACACCGACCATGCTGGACGTGTGGAGCGCCTGCTAGGGTCCGAGGTGCTACACCTACGGCACCGCCTGGGTGATGATGGTGTGCTGGGTGTGTCACCTATCAGCGCAGCCAAGAGCGTGATTCAGCTTGCAATCTCCGAGCGTGACCACGGGGTGAACACCTTCGCCAACGCCACCAGATTGGGCGGCATTCTCAAGATACCCGGCAAGCTGAACAACGAACAGAAGCTGAGCCTTGCAACGAGCTGGAACACCCAGCATGGTGGAGCCAATGCAGGCAAGACCGCCATTCTCGAATCGGGTGTGGAGTTTCAACCTATCAGCATGACCTTAGAGGATGCTGAATGGATCGCCGCCCGCCAATTCTCTGTTGAGGAGACCTGTCGCCTGTTCCGTGTACCGCCCACCATCGTGGGGGATCTGCGGCACGGCAACTTCTCCAACAGTGTGGAGCTGGCACGCCAGTTTGTCACCCTGACCCTACGCCGCCACCTGGTTGCATGGGAGCAGTCAATCAGCAAACAGCTACTGACCGACGCAGGACGCCGGATCTACTTTGCTGAACATCAGGTCGAAGGGTTGCTGCGTGGTGACAGTACCAACAGAGCCGACTTCTACGCTAAAGGCATTGCTGCTGGCTGGATGCTGCCATCGGAAGCTAGACGCATGGAAAACCTGAAAACGATTGAAGGGATAGACGATGCCCAAGTTACCAATGCTCAAGCCGCGCCTGTCAACGCTTGACCCATTCGCAAACGTCAAGATGCTAGACACCACAAAGAAGCCCTGGCTCAAGCTGAGCGACATCAAGACCGACCGCTGGACCAAGGCGAAGAACGGGCGACTGTTGCCACTGAACCATGCGGCATGGAAGAAGCTGCGCCGCTCTGTGCTGGATGCCGAGCCGCTCTGTCGCATGTGTACTGCGCAGGGGTTGACTGTCGCAGCCACGGACGTGGACCACATAGACAACAACCCGGCAAACAACGAGCTGTCAAACCTGGCTCCGCTCTGTCACATGCACCACGGCATGAAGACCGCCACTGATATGGGGCACAACGTGCGCATGGGCTGCTCAAGTGATGGCACGCCACTAGACCATAACCACCACTGGAAC